CCACAAGGCACATATTAGACAGTGGTCTATATATCTATAGGACATTAGCAGAGGCTATAACATACAGAGTAGCTGACGTATTAGAATATTCTGATTTTAAAGATGATTTTGCCACAAGGATAGGTCGTTATAATGTATCAATACTTGATGACATAAAGGAACTTTATCTTTATGACTTTGGTATCTTTATTGAAGTGTCTCCGGATGAAGAGCAAAAGGCACAATTGGAAGCCAATATACAAGTTGCTTTGGCAAAAGGTGGTATAGACTTAGAAGATGCTATAGATATAAGAGAGCTTAAAAATATCAAGCTAGCTAATCAGTTATTAAAAGTAAAGAGAACTAAGAACAAAGAAGAACAACAGCAACAGCAGATGCAATTACAAGCCATGCAGGCACAACAAGCTATGCAAGTACAACAAATGGCTTCTGAGACTGCGCTTAAAAAAATACAAATGGAGACTCAGTCAAAGATGCAGATTGCTCAAGCTCAAGTTCAGGCTGAAATGCAAAAAATGCAATTTGAGGCTAATCTTAAATCTCAGTTGATGGCTGAAGAATATCAGTACAATATGCAGATTTATCAGATGGAATCTGGCAATTTGACAGATAGAGACAAGATGAAAGAGGAAGAGAAGAAGAAAAGGATAGCAATTCAGAATACACAACAGTCAAAACTGATAAACCAAAGGAAAAATAACCTACCTCCAATGAACTTTGAATCTAACGAAGATAGTTTGGATGGCTTTGATTTAGCAGAATTTAACCCAAGATAAAATACAATTTAAAATAATTTTTATAATTTTGTCAAATAAAATCTAATCAAATGGAATTTAAAGTAAGAGAAGTAAAGCTAGACGAACCTAAAAGCGTTCAGGAAATAGAGAGAGAGCTTATCGAAAAGCACGAACAATCTTTGGATCAGCAACAAGAGCCACAGATTATAATGGATACTCCTCAAGAGGTTGAGTTAAGAGAAGAAGATGTTCTTTCATATATAGGTAAAAGATATAACAAGCAGATAAACTCTTTTGATGAGTTAATGTCAGAACGTAAAGAATCTGAAGAGCTACCTGAAGATGTTGCTGCTTTTTTAAAGTATAAAAAAGAAACAGGCAGAGGCTTTGATGACTTTCTCAAGTTGAGAAAAGATTTTGATGCTATGCCAGAAGATCAATTGTTAAAAGACTATTTAGTATCCACTCAAGAAGGTCTTGATGAAGATGACATTGAGTCTATGATGGATGACTATAGATATGATGAGGATTACGATGATGAATCTCATATCAAGAAGACTAAGATAGCAAGAAAGAAAGCTATTAACGAAGCGAAAAAATTCTTTAATTCTCAGAAGGAGAAATACAAAATGCCCCTTGAGTCAAGTCCGGCTAATATGTCTAAAGAAGAGAAGGAGGAATTTGAATCGTATCGTCAATATATTAAGCAATCTAAAACTTACGAAGAGGAGATTAGCCGTAAACGTGAATGGTTTGAACAAAAAACAAACGAAATTTTCGGTTCAGATTTCAAAGGTTTTGAATTTAGTCTGAACAATAAAAAGGTTTCTTTCTCCCCTGGTGATGCCAATGAGTTAAAAAGATTACATTCTAATCCTTCTGGTTTTATCGGGAAGTTCCTGGATGAGAATGGTATGATCAAAGATGCTCAAGGGTATCATAGAGCTTTAGCTGTTGCTATGAATCCAGAACGCTTTGCTAAGTTCTTCTACGAACAAGGTCAAGCAGATGCAACGGATGACCTTATGAAGAAGACAAAAAATATAAATATGTCTGAACGTAAGGCTACCGAAGCGACAAAATCAAATGATGGCTTCCAAGTGAAAGAACTTAATCCGGATCATGGAAGAAGTCTTAAAATTAAAAGCATTAGAAAACTTTAAAAATTTAAAAAACAATGGCAGGTAATTTATTAAACGTTCCTAATTTTCAGTTGCAACCGGCTGCGGAGCGTGTAGCTTTACAACAAAACTATATCACTAACTTCAACTTCTTGAATCAGTTTCTTCCTGATACTTACGAGAAAGAATTTGAGCGTTATGGTAACAGAACTATCGCATCTTTCCTTCGTTTGGTAGGTGCTGAGATGCCTTCAAACTCAGACCAAATCAGATGGGCTGAACAAGGTCGTTTACACATCAAGTACACTCGTGTAGGTACTGCTGCTGCGCTTGGTGCTAACAATGCTTTGTTCCAAGTGAACGACCCTAACGTAGCTTTTGTAGCTGTTCGTGTTGGTCAGACTGTTATGATTCAGGTCAATGCAACAGGTGTATTCAACAAAGCTATTGTTACGGCTGTAAACTCTGCAACTACATTTACTGTAGCTTTCTACGAAGCTGCCGGTCTTGTTGTTGCCGGTACAGGTGCTGGTAATGCTCAGTTCACAGTATTCATCTACGGTTCTGAATTTAGAAAAGGAACTGCCGGAATGGATGGTTCTTTAGAATCTGAAGATGATTTCTACGAGAACAATCCAATCATCCTTAAAGACAGATATGCTGTCAACGGTTCTGACATGGCTCAGATTGGTTGGGTTGAGGTAACAACTGAAAATGGTGCTACAGGATATCTTTGGTACTTAAAATCAGAGCATGAGACAAGACTTCGTTTTGAAGATTATCTTGAAACTGCTATGATTGAAGCCGTTCCTGCACAAGCCGGTTCTGGTGCTGCTACAGCAGGTTTCATTGGATCTCAGGGTATCTTCTTTACTGTTAACAACCGTGGTAACGTATGGGGTGCAGGTATTCCTAATACTCTTGCAGATTTTGATGCTATCGTACAACGTCTTGATTTTCAAGGTGCTATTGAGGAGAATGTTATATTTGTAAATCGTCAATTCAGCTTTGAAGTTGACAATATGCTTGCCGGATTAAACGGTTTGAATACAGGTGCTGCTGTTGCCGGTGGTGTAACTTCTCAAGGTGCTTCTTTTGGATTATTTGACAATGATGTAACTATGGCTTTGAACCTTGGCTTCTCAGGTTTCAGACGTGGTTATGACTTCTACAAGTCAGATTGGAAATATCTGAATGATCCAACTATGAGAGGTGGTCTTTCAAATGCTGCTGCTACTGCTACAGGTACAGTAACAGGTCTTCTTGTTCCTGCCGGTTCTACTAATGTTTATGACCAAATCATGGGTAAAAACGCTAAGAGACCATTCTTACACGTTAGATATCGTGCTACAGAAGCAGAAGACAGACGTTATAAGACTTGGATTACAGGTTCTGCCGGTGGTGCTTATACAAGCGACCTGGATGCTATGGAAGTTCATTTCTTGTCTGAGCGTTGTGTTTGTACCCTTGGTGCTAACAACTTCGTATTGTTCAGATTCGGATAGTCGTAAGTCCATTATATTTCGGAGAGTGTCAGAAATGGCACTCTCTTTTTAAAAATCTAATTAAATCAAATCATTATGTCAGAAATTAAAAAAAATATACCGGCAGATAAGGTATATAAATTAAAAGTTGGTACTCCATTGTCATACACATTAGCATCAAGAAATACTTCCACATTTCCTTTGTTGTGGTATGATGAAAAGAACAACATAAACAGGTCTTTGAGATATGCTGTCAATCAAAAGTCTCCATTTGAAGATGAGCAGGACAATAATATTATTTTAGAGCCAATAGTATTTGAAGATGGATTCTTGAGAGTGCCAAAAAACAATCCGGTATTGCAAGCGTTTTTGCATTACCATCCAGGCAATGGAAGAGTATTTGAAGAAGTAGATAAAGAGAAAGATGCTAAAGCAGAAGTAGATGATTTGAATTTAGAGTTAGATGCTTTACTTGCAGCTAGACAATTAAGCATAGAGCAGGTAGAGATGATGACAAGGGTATTATTTGACAGAGACCCAAGTTATGTCACTACAGCGGAACTAAGAAGAGATATTCTTGTGTTTGCTAAGAATAGTCCAAAAGAGTTTTTGCAAATAATGAATGACCCTGAGCTAAATTATCAGGCAAAAATAAAGACTTTCTTTGAGAATAAGTTATTGGTATTTCGTAATGGAGACAAAGAAATATGGTTTAACACTGCTTCTAATAAAAAGAAGATGTGTTCTATACCTTATGGACAAGATCCTTACGAGTTTGCCGGTCAGTATTTAAAGAGTGACGAAGGATTAGATTACTTGAAGATGTTGGAAACATTTTTAGTGTAATTAAATAATAATATTTTGTAGTTTTAAAAGAGGGTTTTATTTTATTCCCTCTTTTTTTTATATTTGTAAAAAATAAGCAAATGATAAACTCAGTAAGGAATACGGTTCTGTCCGTTGCTAACAAAAACAACTACGGATATATCTCTCCACAAGACTTCAACCTATATGCCAAGCAAGCTCAAATAGAAATATTTGAAGAATACTTTGGCACTTACAACAAGATTATAAACATGGAGAATGCTCGTATGGCAGGCACAGACTATGCAGACATAGAGCAGCCTGTAGCTGAAGCAATGGAGACTTTTCTTACTTCAAACTTTATCATCCCTGTTTTTACTCCATCTGGCGTAGTAACTAATCAGTATTATGCTCCTTCTTTTGTAACAGTTGGCAATGACTATTATTTGATAAACAAACTTTTATGCTATACCAAGTTATTAGTTACAAGCATAAATAGTAATATATTACCGGCTTATACTTTGATTGATCCGTTGGTAAACTATAATACAGCAGGTGTGTCTGTTGGTGATATTGTAGTTAATCTTAATACATATCTATCTGCTACTGTTACTGCCGTAGTGAGTAATACTACCTTAAACATATCTGATAATATATTCTCTATTATAGGTCAAAATTATGCTATATATTCTGCGTCTTCTGTAGTTGAAGCAGAGAAGGTGTCTATGGGAAAGATAACAATGCTTAATGCTTCATTGCTCACATCGCCATCAAATATGTATCCGGCTTACACTATGTCAAACAATTTACTATCTCTTTATCCAAATAACATAAAGGGGTATGGTGCTGTCAATGCTGTTTATTTCAGATACCCTAAAGACCCTAAATGGACTTATATCACGCTTGCAAATGGAGAGCCTGTATTCGACCAAACGCAATTAGATTATCAAGACTTTGAGCTTCCTTTGGAAGAAGAGTATAAGTTAGCTATGAAAATACTGCAATACTGTGGTATGTCTATCAGAGAGACTGAACTTGCACAGTTTGGAATGGTTCAAGAACAACAACAAGGAACAACACTTAATCCGCAATAAATATGCCGTACATATCACCGTTTCAATACTATACCAACAATGGTAATGCTCCGCAGGATGCTAATTGGGGGTCATATCAGTATGTTAGTTTACAAGACATTGTAAATAACTTCATGCTAATGTACACCGGTAATCATTCTTTGGTAAACAACGAAGAGCGATATAAAATTCTGTTTCACGCCAAAAGAGCAATACAAGAACTTAACTATGATGCTTTTAAGGAAATAAAAGTATTAGAGCTTAGTGTATGTGACCAATTAAGATATGTTCTTCCTCCGGACTATGTGAACTGGGTTAGGATATCATTATACAAAGATGGATGGCTAAGACCATTGACAGAAAACATTCAGACATTGTCATCAAGAGCTTATCTTCAAGACCACAACTGTAATATTTTATTCGACCAAAACGGTAATATCCTTGAGCCACAGTTCTCAAATATTGACTACGACAGAATTAAGAAAACAAAAAAGAGCATCTACCTGAATCAAGGCAATCAATTTAATGGTCAAGAGGGTTGGTGTGTTGATGGGATGTGGTATTTCGATTATAGTATTGGTGGTGCTGTAGGATTAAATACAGAGACAGCTAACTTCAATCCTACGTTTAATGTTGACAAGAAAGCAGGGGTAATAAACTTTGACTCTCATGTAGCCGGTCATACCATAATCCTTGAATATGTATCTGATGGTATGGAGAATGGTGACAACTCTGCTATCAGCGTAAACAAGTTATTTGAGCAGTATGTATATGCCTACATAAGATATGAGATACTAAACTCTAAGGTAGGCGTTCAGGAATATATTGTGGCAAGAGCTAGAAAAGAGAGAGGTGCTTTGCTTCGCAATGCTAAGATAAGAATAAGTAATATGCACCCTGGCAGGTTATTGATGAACCTCAGAGGATTGGATAAAGTAATAAAATAAGACATGGCAAATTTTACTAGGAATTTTGTTTTAGGCAAAATGAACAAGACATTCGATGAGCGTGTAGTTCCTGAAGGGGAATACATAGATGCTATGAATGTCCGTATGGGTTCTACCGAAAAGTCAGAGGTTGGTGTCATCGAAAACACGAAAGGTAATTTGCCGTTGACAGTATTGACTTATATTGATGGAACTCCATTAAGCACAGAAGCAAGATGTATAGGAGCAATTGATGAT